CATTAAAAGCAAAGAGCATTGAGGCAGAACGGGCGGAAATTGGAGAGTTAATTGTGGATACGATAAAAACAAAAAATTCCTGAACGGAGAGGGTGAGAAAATGGCAGTTGGATATTTTGGCGAGATTGTATTTCGAACATCGGATAAAAAAATATTGAGCTTTCATGACTTTAAATTATCCGCATCAGGAAATTGGGGAGAACATAAAAGAAACGGAAAAAAATCAGAGTGGGAGTTTTTGGGACCTGGTACAGAAAAAGTATCCTTTGTGATTGAACTGGATGCAAACTTTGGGGTAAAGCCCCGGAAGGTCATTGAAAAGTTAGTAAAATATGTGGAAAAGGGGACGGTTTCTCCGTTAGTCATTGGTGGAAAAAAGGTTGGAAAAAAATGGAGGAGTACAGGGTTATCGTCCACATGGGGGCATCTCATGAATGGCGGGGAACTGGTAAAGGCATCTGTTACCTTGACTCTTGAAGAGTATACATAATTAGGGGGATGGGATGATTTCAATTAGTGATGTAAAAATTGTGCTTAATTCGGAGCTTGATGCCGCGCTTCGCGTCGAATTGATAGAGAATGCATCAACAATCCTAACGATGCTGCGCGGCACAAATCCGCTTGACCGAGGAATGGGGCTTGTACCTGGGGAGATTGTTGGACGAAATGTATATACAGCGCGTGCAGCATATACCGTACAGGCTATTGAACAAATCGAACAGTATGAACCGCGATTAGAAGTTATGGAAATTGAATTTGAATCAGCGGAAAATAAATTGATTCCAAAGGTGGTGCTTACTTACAATGGAAACGGATATCAATAATTTGCTTGCACTCCCGGATATATCGGTGATTGATGGCATAACCGTGGATGGCATACAGACGGATATGATTACCGATTTTGAGGGGATGTATCAGAAAGAAACCGGAGAATCGATTACACTTCATCCAGCGGATAAAGATCGGATCAAATTAAATGCGGTAGCGAATAAACTATTTCAGGCGTATCAGTGCATCGATAAGGGGTTTCGGATGAATTTTATTCGTTATTCTTATGGGAATTATCTAAAACATCTTGGGGCGCAAAAAAGGATGTTTAAGCAGGAATCAAAGCCCGCTGTAACGGTGCTGCGCTTTACTTTGCAAGAAACTCGCGCTCAAGCGACTGCCATTCCAGCCGGAAAAAGAGCAACCGCAGGGGATAATCTATTTTTTGCAACGGACGATTATGCGGAGATAGGTGCGGGAAATTTGTATGTAGATGTCCATGCAACTTGTACACAGGCAGGAGCAATTGGAAAACACTATATGCCAGGGCAGATTAACGAAATGGTGGACAAAATTCCTTACATAGAGAGGGTGGAAAATATCGTGGAATCTGAGGGTGGGAGTGATGAGGAGTCCGATGCGGATTTCAAGGTAAGAGTTTTTTTGGCTCCTTCGTCCTATTCTACTGCCGGCCCCGAAGATGCCTATATCTACTGGGTAAAACAATATAATTCCGCCGCTATCGGAGATGTAAAGGCGATGAGTACAGAGGGAGGGGAAGTTAATATACGAGTAGTACTGACGGGAGGCATATTACCTTCGGAAGCGTTCCTTGCCGGATTAACCGATTTTTTGGCGAGTGCGAAAGTACGCCCATCAACAGATAAAGTGACTGTTTCCGCGCCGGATGTTGTGGAGTATGATCTGGATTTTACTTACTATATCGGGAAAAGCAACAAGTATAATGTCGAAGCTATCCAAAAAGCAGCAGAGGAAGCAAAAGATGCTTATATTACATGGCAGAGAGGGCATATCGGTGTGGATATCAACACTGATGTGCTTGTAGAGTTTTTAAGAGCAGCAGGAGTAAAAAGAGCAGTGATTCGCAATCCAAGTTATACCGTTGTTCAGGATACGGAAATAGCGGTGGTTGCTAATGTTTCTATGATATATGGAGGGCTGGAAGATGATTAGCTTGTCAGAAGTTGGTGGGTTGTATCAGTCCATTCCTGCAAATTTAAAGGATGCCCGGACAAAGGCTTTTGCTTATGCGTGCGACAGGCAAATTGAACGATTGTTAAAATGTGCAGAAAAAACGAAAGTATGGTGTGATATCGGGAATGTGGATGAGAAATATCTTGATTATCTGGCAGCCGATAGCAGGGCATTATTTTATCATTCGGATCTCGCGCCGGATGTAAAGCGAGAGCTGATTATCAATTCGCCTTATTGGTATATGAAACTGGGAACATTAACCGCGTTGGAAGAGATGGTAACTACGGTATTTGGGGAGGGAAAAGTAGAAGAATGGTTTCAGTATGGGGGAGAACCTTATCATTTTCGTATCCATGTGACGAATGCTAATGTAAGCAGCAGTCAGAACAGGATGTTTAAGGAAATGCTGCGTGGCGTGAAGCGTCTTAGCACGCAGCTAGAAGCGATTGACTATATCTTTCAGGATGAGTTTTTGGCTCAGGCAGATTTAGAGTCAGGATTGCGAATGATAAGCTCATTTTACCCGCGCTATAACACGCCTCCGTTCCTGCTGGACGGTAGTGTGTTGCTTGATGGGACATATCTCCTAAATGGGTATTTATCGGGAGAGAGCATAGATTTTTACCCCGTTGTACTGCGAGTAATCATGGGCGCAGACTGGCGCACAGGTACTGCCGGGACAGCGGGAACGCAGGGACGTTTCCAGCCGTGGGTGCAACTGAACATAGAAAACGATACGGCTCTTAGAATATGGGGTGCGGTGTGTGTCAAGACGCAGCTTACAAACCAACTTTTTTTCTACGGGAGCGTCGAAACGGAAACACAGATTAGCAACCAATTAACCATGCAGGGCGCAGCGGAAGAGCATATGGACGCGGAGGCTTCACCGCAGCTTATCGCGGATGCTGAAATGGAGATTTCACAAGAGAGCGCGCTTCAGATGCAAACTTCCATCGGGGAATCTGGTGGAGTAAAAACGGATGGAACTTTAATCGTAGAAAAAGACCTGTGGCGGCTGGATGGCAGCGTGATGTTGGATGGAAGCCGCATACTAGACGCAGAAATCTATGAAGAAAAAATATAAGTATAGGAAGGATGAAGAATCATGGCACAAGGAGTAATCACAAAGATAGGCAGGGAAAAACTCTGCAAAGCACACGCGGGGGACATTACACTGCCAGCAATCGTGCAGATGGCATTTGGCAGCGGCGGGGTAGATGAGAGTGGCACAGTTATCGCAACAACGGGAGAGGAAGTATCTCTGCGAAATGAGCTGTTGAAAAAAAATATTGACAGCCACACTTACCCGATAACAACGACTGGACGCTACAGTACACGTCTTGCCAAAGAGGAATTGGCAGACCAGACCATAAGCGAGATGGGACTGTTTGATGCAGAGGGTGACCTGGTTGCCTATAAGACATTTTTGCCAAAAGGGAAGGATTCAGATATGGAATTCGTGATGGATATGGACGAGATTTTCTAAGAAGATGGACAGAAGGAGGGGGAGAATGGAGAATTTTACAATAAAGGAACCCCGAGAATATAATGAACTATTGCAGATGTTAAAATCAACCGATCCCAACCATGCGGATACGTTCAATGCATTATTTGAACAATTGATCCTTAAAAAAATTTTTAGAGAAGTTAAAAGAAACAGCAACGCAGAGTGCTGCAGGACTTATGAGTGCAGAGGATAAGCAAAAGCTGGATGGATACCATGCAGAGCATTTTGCAACTGCGGATCATGGGCATGATGGACGATATAATACTAAAACGGAAATAACTACATTGCTAAGCCAGAAGGCAGCGAATTCTCATAGTCATACAAAAGCTAGTATCATAGATTTCCCAACAAGTATGCCTGCGAATGGCGGTGATGCGGATACGCTGGATGGATACCACGCTACGCATTTTGCGGCGGCAGATCACAGGCATACACAAGTAGACAACTGGCGGCAAGGTACAGATTTACCAAGCACATATCCAAAGGGAGAAACTATATTTTTCAGTAATAATCCAACAAACAAGTTTAATGGAATTACGTATTGTACAGTTCATACCATAAAAGGATATATTGATAATGTTCCGGCGTGTATACAGTTTATATATCCATATAATACTAACGGTGATAAGTATTATTTTCGCGAAGCATTATATAACAACGATGCATGGAGATCTTGGTATGAAGTGATAACTTCTGCAAATATCGGCTCTCAATCTGTTTCACACGCCAATACTGCAACATCTGCTACTAAAGCAGCACAAGATGGAAATGGTAGAGTAATTGCAAGTACTTATCTTCCATTAACTGGTGGAACTATATCAGGAGCAGTTACAATGAATAGCACAGTAAGAGCAGCGAATAATGGCAGGATGGTTGCCCTGCAATCTTCTGCTCCATCGGATACAGGAATGCTGTGGGCTTGGTGATGGGAGATGAATTATGAGTTTAAAAAGATACTCTGGTGGAGTTTGGACGGATTGTGCAAGTATAAAAAAATATTCCGCAGGAGCATGGGCAGACTGTCAAAGTGTAAAAAAATATTCTGGTGGAGCATGGGGGAATGTATGGGAAGGAACTGCATCTGTTAAATATTCAGAGAAAAAATCTAGTGGTTTATCGGATTATAATCGCTTTGCTTATAAACCATCTGGCAAAGAAGTAGAACTTATTATTGATGCGTATACAGGTAATTTTTATAACCTTGCAATGGAATGGAAGCCGAAAGTGTTCGCATATGGAGATCATACGTTTAGTATAGAAATATCCGCATTAGATGGGGCTGAAGGTAAGTATATGAATGACTACATAGCAAATATTGTGATTGAATATGTAGAACCAGATGATTTTCATGTACCAATTATCAATGAAGAAATTTATCCTGACAAGATAAAAAAAATTGCAACGACAAAATTTACTTTACCAAGTGGGTCAATTCCAGAATTAAATATTATGTTCCAATATATTCCAATATCAAGTACAGCAGGAAGTCCTGTTCGTGTTTTTTATCGTAATCTGGTGATTGATGGGAAAAATATTAATTTCGGCGGTGAAAATATAGGATATGCTCGGTATTGGTGATAATTAAAACATAAAGATTAGAAAAGGAGCAAATTATGAGATATTTGAAAAAAGGCGAAGAAATTTTACCTGTAATGGAATGCTATGCATACCGTTATGATTATGGAAAAGGGAAGACGGTTTTGCGAGTAAAATGTAATGGGGAAACTTGTTTTTCCGATATTCAGAAATTTTTTGAGGCAACAAATGATTATGAATATTATGAAGGAAATGATGGTCAGGAAATATTAAAGACCATTTACACACGATATGGAGCGGATGTAGATATCCATTATCAAAAAACAGCGGGAGAAGCACAGGCAGATAATAGCTTTGTGGAAGAAACCGCATATTTTGATATCGAAGTATTGCGCGATCCATCACTGGAAGCTATACTCAGGGAAATGCAACAGGAGAATTCTCATTTGAAAAATGCACTGGTATCGTTGGAACAAAACAATCTGGAATTAGGAAAATATACAGCTACTTTAGAAGCAGACTTAACGAATGCTCAGATTGCGTTAGTAGGACTTTATGAAGATATGGGTAAGCTTGGAAATATGAAAGGAAGTGATGAAGGTGGAAGAAATTTATGCAGCACTGATCAAGAAAGAAATTCGGACAATAAATGATGTTCCCCCAGAACTGAGGGATGCTGTTAAGAAAATATTAGCAGACGAAGAGGAAGAGAAAAAATAATGGATAATTTCAAAATTAAAGACCCGCCAGAATATAATGATGTATTACGAATGTTAGAAACCAGTGATCGGGCGCGGGCAGACATATTCAATATATTATTTGAACAGTTAGTTAACAATGATGCATTCTTAAAAAATTTTTTAGAGAAGTTAGAAGAAACAGCAAAAAAGCATATAGAAGATGATGATCTTCATGTGACAGAACAGGATAAACAAGGGTGGAATGCTAAAGCAGGGACAGGCACAGCAACACAGAGTGCTGCAGGACTTATGAGTGCGGAGGACAAGAAAAAACTGGATAATGTGGCAAAAGGTGCGGAGGTAAACCAGAATGCATTTTCAAGCATAAAGGTGGGAAATGCTACTGTTGCTGCGAATAACAAAAGCGCAGCATTTACCTTAGAAGCCGGAGATAATATTGCTTTGACACCGGACAATGCATCGAAAAAAATTAGCATAAAAGCAACCCGTGATGGCGGTGATGCGGATACGCTGGACGGATACCACGCAGCACATTTCGCAAATGCGGATCATGGGCATGATGGACGATACCACACTAAAAATGAAGTAATTACATTGCTAAGCCAGAAGGCAGCGAATTCTCATACACATGATAATAGATATTACACAGAAGCAGAAATTAACAATTTACTATCAAATAAAGCTACATCCATAGTAGTAAGCAAGGGCGACTATAATGATATGAAAACCCCTGGGCTTTATACAATGAGGACGATAACTGCAAATTCTCCTGATGGAGGAAGTTATTTTGGACTTCTTGTGCTAAAATCAGATAACGGAGATTATGTTGAACAGATTGCAGTGAAAGAATCAAGTGGAAATGTATATGTAAGATATTTGTCTGGATCTTCGTGGAGTGCATGGAAATCGCTGATTGATGATGCTGCAAGACGATCTATTTATGGAGATACCATAATCAGCTGTGGAAGAAAATCTGCAACAACAATAGGTGTAAATAGTATTGCACACGGATTTGAGGCAGAAGCAAGTAATAATTATGCTGTTTCACTTGGATATAAAAATACAGCAAACGGGGATTGTGCATATGCTCAAGGGTACGGGAACATCTCTTCTGCAAATCAATCCAATGCACATGGATATAAAAATACAGCAAGTGGAGCTTGCTCCAGTGCAGAAGGAAGCGAAAATACGGCAAGTGGAAATTGCTCCCATGTTGGCGGACAAAAAAGCAGTGCTGTTAGTTCAGATTCATTTGCACATGGTACATACTGCTATGCAGGAGGTTGGGGTCAGGCAGTATTTGGACGACATAATAAGAAAACTCCAGATAGTGAAAAAGAAAAAGTAGGAGATATGCTTATTGTAGGGAATGGGTATGATATAAGCAATTTATCAAATGCATTCCGTGTACATTATAATGGAATGGCATATGTAAAGACCGCTTATAATACTGGCGGTGCAGACTATGCTGAATTGTTTGAATGGCTGGATAATAATGCGAATGGAGAGGATCGTGTCGGATATTTTGTTGCATTGGAAGGAAATAAAGTACGAATTGCGTCCAGTCAGGATTATATTTTAGGTATTGTATCTGGCGCACCATCTGTTATTGGAAATTCGCCGGAGGATTGGGCAGGACGTTGGAAAAAGGATGTATTTGGGCGACCGATAACGGAACTATCCAAAATACCAATTATGGCACATGAAACATATGAAGAACCTATTTTGGATGAAGATGGAAATGAAACAGGAGAGTATGAGCATAGAATACACGAAGTAGAAACTGGAGAATTTACAGAGTTAGAGCATCCAATTGCGGTAGAAGATTATGATAGTTCAAAACCATACATATGCCGAATTGACCGCCCGGAGTGGGCGGCGATCGGAATGCTGGGTGTGCTGGCAGTATATGACGATGGGAGCTGCCAAGTAAACGGCTACTGCAAAGTAGCGGACAGCGGGATTGCGACCGTAGCAGAGGGCGAGTATATGCTGGTAGAGGGCAAGATCCTCCGGGGATACCGTGTAATCGAGCGTGTGACAGACAATATCATCAAAGTAATTTTCCGGTAAATTTTGGTTGCAGAGTCCGACAAAATGTGCTATAGTGAACATGGACACCGTGTTGCAGGGTGGTGTTGACCTCTATTCTACATAAGAATGGGGGTGATGCGGATGAAGAATAACAAGAACTTGTTTGATTTCAAAGACCTGATGGCCTTTGGAATGTTCATCTTGGCATTGCTGACATATATTTACATGATCTGTCATTGATGCTTTTAGCATAGAAAAACCACCCCAAAACTTTGACCGAGTGAACGGGGTGGATTTTCTATTCCTGATTTTTTCATAAGGTCAACCCACTCTGTGGGCGGTGTCCTTCTTGATGTCACTATACCACAATTAAATAAAAAATGCAAGCAGGAGCGTCAAGTTTTTTTGACGCTCTTTTTGCGTGCAGAAAGGAGAGTATGAAAGATTTTTTAATGCAGACTTACACCATTGTGCTTCCGGTGCTTTTAGGCTATATCGTATGGCTTCTGAAGAGGCAGAAAAAGGACAGGGATGCGAATAGCAAAGGGACGATGCTGCTTTTGCGGGTGCAGCTTATCGACTACCATGACCGCTATATGAGGCAGGGAGAGA